TAACTGGCTAGCACCCATCCCCGTCACCCTCGACGCTGCTTTGCGCTCACCGGGTGCGTACGGGGAGGTCAATCTTGCTGGAGCTCTAACAGATCGCCTTGGCGTCCCCGTGGACCTCGTTTTTCAAACGTGCGGACGCAGCGCCAGTGTGTTCTCTTGGCCCATGTCTCCCGACTTTTGCGGCGGCTTGACGCTCACGACGGATTCGCGCACTTTCATGGTGCCGCGCCCGCTAATTCATGAGCTCGCTGCGGTCATCGCCGGCATGGTGCGTGAGCCCCCTACTTACACTACGTTGCTAGCCATTGCACGCGACAAGATACGTCGCTATCAGTTGCCAGTTGAGCATGTTGCTCCCGCAACCACCTTCTCTGTCAGTGCGGCGTTTGTCATTCACTTGCAGACGGACCTCGCCGCCATGGAGAAGTTCATCAAGCCAAACATCGCAACGGCCCACCTGTACTCTCGAGCGGTTTTGTTCGACTTCCCGTGGCATTTGACCAAACACGCGGCACTTGTGCCCATTGTGTTTGTGCTTGTCACGTTGCGACCCCGGCTCCCAAGTCTCCGCCTTGCCCACATTGGACTCCCCGCTGGTTTTAGCGAGCCTGTCCTCCAACCTGGCAACGTCGTTGAGTCCTTGGCGCGAATTTTTGGCAGCAGACAACGCTTAATGCGACTTGCTGCCATCATCGCTGCCTTGTATGCTTTGAAACGTTTGTACGCGCCGCAAGCTGCGTACGTCTGGGATTCTTTCAAATACTACACTGAGCGAATGGCGCCCGCCGCCCCTGTCGTGGTCCACGAGCGGGTCGCCAGCGCTCTCCCAGCCTTGAATACACAGGCCCCACTCTTGCCGCTCAGAGTGGGTGCCACCGTTGAAGCCCCCGCCTTCTTCGACCCTAACCCGCCTGCGGACAGCGGGAAGTTGATCGTCCACTTGGCGGGCGTGGCACTTGCCGGTGCAGTGCCGACCGCCGCCGCCCAGACCGCGCGCAACCAAATGGCTGCCCTCACTAATCGACAAGGCGCTGACGCGCCGTATGACGGAGCGGCCATGCTGGAGTTCACCAACTGGTTCCGCAACGAGATTGACGGGTTT